GTACATATTCGGCATTCGACATAGTGACACAAATCACATTTTAGGAGCACAATGGCAGGCAAAGGCCCAGCGCCTAAGGACGCAGAACAACGCAGACGCAGAAACGTTGACCCTGTGCCTACTCAAGTGGTTATTCAAGATGGTATCTTGCGTGGTCCAGACCTACCAGCTGGCTACCCTTGGCATACTCAGACATTTCATTGGTGGGACACTTGGCGCAAGTCAGCCCAAGCTGCCACTTTCACTGACACTGACTGGGATTTCTTGGTTGATACGGCGTTGTTGCACTCGTCCTTTTGGAACGGTGACAATGTAGGAGCAGAATTGCGACTTCGAGTCGCGAAGTTTGGCGCAACACCAGAAGACAGAATGCGGCTGAGACTGCAGGTCGATGGTGAAGCAGAGGGGGCCAAATCCAACAAGACCCTGTCTGACCAGCGACGAACTCGTTTGCTAAGAGTGGTGGGGGAACTTGACAAAGAAGAAACGGCCACAGAGTAGCTTCATATCACTTGGCTGGGATGCGATTGACTGGATTGAATCTTACCTAGTCCACGGCCCAGGCGATGTGCAAGGTGAGACGATTGTGCTGGATGACGAGCAAGCAGCTTTCATACTGAAGGCATATGAACTGGACAAGAATGGACGACGCATTGCAAGACGAGCCTTTTTCTCGCGCCCGAAAGGACGTGCGAAATCTGAGCTGGCTGGAATGCTCGTTTGCTTTGAGGCTCTCGGCCCTGCTCGTTTTGACCATTGGGACCAGCGCGGCAATCCAGTCGGCAAGCCAGTCCAGTACCCGTTCATCAGATGCCTAGCAACTGAAGAGTCACAGTCTGGCAACACATACGACAACGTCCGCTACATGCTCGAGCACGTCAAGGCCAACTTCGGCACTGAGTATCCAGGCATTGATGTTGGTCTGACACGAACTTTCTTAAAAGGTGGCGGCGAAATCGTGCCATCGACTGCAGCTTCTGCATCAAAAGACGGCGGTAAAGAGTCGTTCGCTGTAGCAGATGAGACACACCTTTACTCTAGCCCAGAGCTTAAGCGAATGCACGAAACCGTTCGGCGAAACCTTGCCAAGCGCAAAGTCGCAGACCCGTGGATGCTAGAGACTTCAACAATGTATTCGGTCGGCGAGGAATCAATCGCCGAACAAACGCACCGCTTATGGATTTCGATACAAGAAGGCCGCACAAAAAATCAAGGCCTGTTATTCGACCACAAGCAAGCGCCCGATGTTCCAGACCTGCACGATAGCGAGAAGCTGCGAAAAGCGCTCGCTTTCGTGTACGGCCCAGCATTCAAGTGGCTAGACGCTGACCGTTTAATGGCTGAAATACAAGACCCGATGACTAAAGCGTCAGACGCTCGTCGTTACTTTTTGAACCAGCCGTCCACGGACACTGACCGCTACATGGACATCACAGCTTGGAACGCAGCTGCCGAACCTGAAGAGCTGCTCGACGGCACCGCGGTTGTTCTTGGCTATGACGGTTCGAGAAAAGACGACTCGACTGTTTTGGTTGCGTGCCGCGTTGAAGACGGCAAGATTTTCCAACTCGAGTGTTGGGAGCGACCACCAGGGCCAGCAGGCTACGGGTGGGAAGTCCCAAGAGTCGAAGTTGATGAAGCAGTGCGAATCGCTTTTGCGAAGTACAAAGTGCACAAGATATGGGCCGACCCTTCGGGCTGGCAGTCATACCTGGACGCTTGGAACTCGACCTTTGCAGACAAAGTCGTCGCGGTTTACCCTTCCAGTCAGCGCAAGCTGATGGCGCAGGGCTTAGACCGCTTTCTCGAGGACATTCTCGAGGGCCGTTTAAAGCACAGCGGCAAACCAGAGCTTACACGGCACGTGACAAACGCGGTACCGACACGGTACGGCCAAGTCATGAAGCCGTCACAGAGTCACAAGATTGACGGCTTGATTGCCGCTGTTCTTGCCTACTTGGGGCGTACAGACGCTCTAATAAACCCCGAGCCAGTGGCTCCAAAAGTCACTTACCACTCTATGCAAGTCTAGGAGAACCATGAAGCGCATTGATGCCAGCCTTGCAATCGAGATTTGCGGAGTTGCACTTGTAACGACTGGGCTTGCTTTGTTCTCTCCACCGATTGCTCTTATCGCTCTCGGTTCATTTCTCGTTTGGGCTACAGAAAAGGCTAACTGATGACAGCTGGCATTTACAACTTTACAATGGACCAAGGCTCCGTGTTTTCGGTTGTCCTTGTGTACACTGACTCCAACAACGTGGTCATCAACTTGACTGGCTTTACAGCCAAGATGCAACTGCGTCAGAACTACAACTCAACAGCTGCAGACTTGACTTTGTCTAGCGCAAACGGCGACATCATAATCGTTGGAGCAACTGGCACAGTCACCGTCAACGCCACAGCAGCACAAACTGGAGCTCTTAGCCCAGGTTTTTACGTTTACGACCTAGAGCTTACGTCAGGTCTAAATATCTCTCGTCTTATCCAAGGGCAAGTAACAGTAGCAGAACAGGTGACACAATAATGGCCAATAAAGTCACTATCAACCAGACGAACAACACGGTTGATGTCTCAGCTCCTGGCCCACAAGGTTCACAGGGGCCTACTGGCCCAACTGGTGCTACGGGCGCAAGCGGCGTTGGCGCCACAGGAGCAACAGGTGCCACAGGCGCAACAGGCGCTTCTGGTGCGGGCGCAACAGGCGCAACAGGGCCGACAGGTTCAACAGGAGTCGCTGGCGCCACAGGCGCGACTGGCGCAACAGGCGCAACAGGCGTTGGCGTAACAGGCGCAACAGGTGCAACAGGCGCTACAGGTCCCACAGGTGACACTGGTTCGACGGGCTCTACGGGCTCACAGGGCATTCAAGGTGTACAAGGCGTCCAAGGTGCCACTGGTGTTACGGGCTCATCTGGAGCCGCAGGCGCTACAGGCCCAACAGGTGCGACTGGAGCAGCTTCAACAACACCTGGACCAACTGGTTCGACGGGTGTTACTGGCCCAACAGGTGCTGGTGCGACAGGCGCGACAGGCGCTACAGGTCCAACTGGTGTCACAGGCCCAGCAGGGGCCACGGGCGCAAGCACGACGGGTGCAACTGGCCCGAGCGGTGTCACAGGAGCAACGGGAGCCACAGGACCCACTGGTGCAACAGGCGCTGATGGCGGCTCCGCTAACTTCTTTGAGTACCTTGCCGACACAACAGCCACAAGCGGTGCGCCTGCAAGCGGTGACATTCGCTGGAATAACGCCACACAGATTTCTGCGACACAAATCAACATCGCCGACCTCGATGGCAATGGCATCGATATTGACATCTTCTTGGGCCTGCTCAAAACAGGTGACTCGCTTGTCATTCAAGATGCCAATGCTCACGTCAACTTCCAAAAGTGGACAGTAACGGCCAACTCCATCTCACAAACTACCTACTGGGAAGTGCCAGTCTCGCTCGTCTCATCAGGTGGAACTGGTACAACCAACTTTGCGAACAACCACGGCCTAGCAATAGCAATCGTTACTGCAGGAGTCATCGGCGTCACTGGCGCTACGGGGCCAATCGGCGCCACGGGCGCAACTGGAGTTGCAGGCGCAACTGGCGCCACGGGCGTCGTAGGCGTTACAGGTCCAAACGGCGCGACAGGCGCAACTGGGGTCACAGGCGTCACAGGCCCAGCAGGCGCTACAGGTGTTACAGGTGCAACTGGCCCAACTGGCGCGTCTGGCGCAGCTGGCGTTACAGGCGACATTGGTCCAACAGGTGCGACTGGAATCCAAGGGGTCCAAGGAATCCAAGGGGTTCAAGGAATACAAGGCGTAGTCGGTGCCACTGGAGCTACAGGGCCAGTCGGTGCAACAGGCGTTACTGGCGCTGCAGGTGTCACTGGAGATGTGGGACCAACAGGCCCAACGGGAGTTGCGGGCGCCACGGGTGTCACTGGAGCATCGGGTGCAACGGGTGTTACTGGTCCGACAGGTGTTACAGGCACAGTCGGTGCAACGGGCAATACTGGGCCTACAGGCGCCACTGGACCTACAGGCGCCACAGGCGCGAGTGGCGGCATTACATTATCAGTTACTGCAGGTGGCGGCTTCTTCATCGTAGACACAGTCAACAACCCAGTTCTTAACTTTATTCGTGGCAATCGTTATATTCTCAACATCAACGCCGCAGGCCATCCCTTCTACTTCCAAACATCATCGCTGACATACAACGCGGGTCTTGTTTATACAGATGGTGTGACAGGTAGCGGCACCGCAGTTGGCGTTATTACCTTTGAGGTGCCATACAACGCACCTAGCAGCTTGACTTACGTGTGCTCAGTCCACGCGAACATGGGCAATACAATCAACATCTCAAATCTCGGTCCAACTGGTGCCACTGGTGCCACTGGCGCCACTGGTGCCACTGGTGCCACTGGTGTGTCTGGCTCAACTGGCGCTACAGGTGCGACTGGACCTACAGGTTCAACAGGCCCATCTGCAGCTTACGCACAAACCACAATGCCAACGGGCGTAACAAACGGTTCGCTTTGGCTGGACACTGACGCCACTTCAACCACAGTGTTTGAACAGTGCTGGCGCAAGGCTGTTGTCACAGCTGGCACATCAATTACTGGCGCTGACGACTACGCTCTCACTCTTGCCTACACAGTCGGATTCGAGCAGGTCTACCTCAACGGTGTGCTCCTTGTTCGCGCCGTGGATTACACCGCAACAGACGGCATAACCGTCACGCTGGCAACTGCAACAACAGTCAGCGATTACGTTGAAATCATCACAACATCCACCTTCGTTGCAGCGGATACATACACACAATCTGCTGCCAATGCAGCTTTCATTGCAAAAACATTTGTAGCCGCAAAGGGTGACATCATTGGCGCAAGCGCAAACGATACGCCAGCCATTCTAAGCGTTGGTAGCGATGGTGAAAGCCTGGTAGCAGATAGTTCCACTTCAACAGGCTTGCGCTGGACAGAAAACTATGCGGCTGGGAAAAATGAAATAATTAACGGTGATTTTAGCGTTAATCAAAGAAATTTTTCTAGCACGACAACAGACGGCGATTATACTTTTGACCGTTGGAAGTGTGCCTTAGCGTCTGGAACAGTTACTTGGTCTGCTCAGACTTTTACACCAGGTGCCGCACCAGTTGCAGGATATGAAAGTAAAAATTTTATTCGTTCAGTAGTTGCAGGACAAACTACTTCTGGACAGTTTGCTTTCATTTCACAAAGAATTGAAGATGTGCGAACTCTTGCAGGTGACACAGTCACAGTATCGTTTTGGGCTAAAGCAGCAAGCGGAACTCCAGGAATAGGAATTACTTATTCACAAAACTTTGGTTCAGGTGGAAGTCCAAGTGCGACAGTAGAAACATCTCCAGGAATTATCAGCGCAATCACAACATCTTGGGCAAGATATTCACTGACTTTTGCTATGCCATCTATTAGCGGCAAAACAATCGGAACAACGGCTAACACAAGTTATGTAGGCATTTGGTTATCAACCTCAGCGGGTTCAACTTATGCAAGTTTAATGGGAGCAATTGGATTGCAGAATAATACAATTGATATTTGGGGCGTACAGATTGAAGCCGCAAATACTGCTACGGCTTTCCAAACTGCAACGGGAACAATCCAAGGAGAATTAGCCGCTTGTCAGAGGTATTTTCAACGCCTAATCAATGGCGCAGAACAATCAGCCGAAAACATCGGAGTGATGCAATGTAGAGGTGCTACAACAGGTATTGGTTCAATACAATTTCTAGGACCAATGCGTGTTGCGCCAACAATGAGCATTTCATCTGCGGGTCATTTCTACAGATTTGACGCAACGGGTGGGTCATTGCAAGCATTAAGTGCTTTAAGTTTTCAACAAACAAGCCCAAGACGAACCAGAGTTGATTTGACTTGGACATCTGGAACGACGGCAGGAAATGCTACCGATTTAATTATTGATAATGCAAGCGGAACAATGGATGCGAGTGCTGAATTATGATGACTTATGAAGAAATTATTGACCCAATTCTTAACACCAAAGTAATTAAGGCAACCGATGAAAATGGCAAAGAGTTTTGGATACCTTGCGACCTTGGCAACTCAGACTATCAACGCTATCTAAATCCTGAAGCGGAACAATCCACACCAATAGTGCCAGGAGCTAACTGATGGCCATACTCGGCGAAGTCAGCCGCCCAGGGTTTGTATACGACTCTGCCACAGACACTTGGATTCCAGTAGGCATCGGGCCACACGCACACACACCTGCAGCTATTGGCGCGATTGCGAACTCATTGACCACCACAACTGGCGACCTGATTTACGCAGCTAGCGCCAACACACCAGCTCGCCTCGGTATTGGTAGCACATCGCAGGTGCTTACAGTTAGCGGTGGAATACCAGCGTGGGCTACACCTGCTGCTGGAAGTTTTAACACAGGCTTTGCATCAGTTGCTACAAGTGAATCAACTACATCAACATCTTATACAAATCTTACAACCACTTTATCCACAACAGTCACAACAGGAACAAAAGCACTTGTTACAATTACAGTAGGATTTCAAAATGGTGCAATTGCAAATGTTGGGAGTTTTGCATCTTTTGGTGTGACTGGTGCAACAACACTCGCAGCATCAGATACATATGCTACACGTTTTTTTGCAGCATCTTCATCAAACTTGCTTGCAAATGGTTCTGGTACTTGGGTTGTAACAGGTCTAACTGCTGGTTCTAATGTATTTACTGCGAAATATAAATCAGAATCAGGTGTGCTTTCTAATTTTGTACTTCGCACTATTTCAGTCGTAGATTTAGGGAGTTAATTAAATGGCAATTACATCAAAAGAAATCAATCTTTCACAATTAGATTCTGAACTTGGAAGTAAAGGTTTGGTAGCAGACTTAAATGATAATGCTAAAAAACTTATTCTTCCAGCAGAAGGTTCAAATGTGACTGAAGCACAACTAGAATCGGCTATTGCTGCTCATATTGCACAATCAACTGAGCAAACTATTGCAGATAAACTGGCAAGCGTTGGCTTATCGGTAACTGACCTCAAAGCAGCACTTGGGCTATAAGTGAAACACTTGACTAAGATAATTACTAAGGGAGCCAACTAATGACACGTGCCCGCGACACAGCTGACACGCAAGACAACGCTGGCGGGGCAGTGGCACCGTTTGTTGCGGGGAAGAACAAAATCATCAATGGTGACTTTTTTGTAAATCAAAGAGCATTTACAAGTACAACAACAGATGGAACATTTGGTTTTGATAGATGGAAATTTGTTACTTTTGATGGCACTTGTACTTATTCAACTCAAGCCTTTAGTCCTGGTACTGCACCAGTAACAGGTTACGAAGGTACAAACTACGCAAGAATTGTGACAAGTGGGCAAACTTTAAGTTCAGCAGAAACTTCACTTCGTCAAAGTATAGAAGGCGTTAGAACTGTGACAGGCACGACAACAATCTCCTTTTTTGCACAGGCAGGTTCTGGAACTCCAAAAATTGCCTTAGAATTTCAGCAAGATTTTGGTTCTGGTGGTTCTGCCACAGTTAATACTTATGTCGGAAGTGTTACTTTATCTACATCTTGGACAAGGTATTCAGTCACTTTTTCTGTACCATCAATTTCTGGAAAAACTATTGGAACTTCTAATACTGGTGTTTTAGCATTGTGGCTTTCTGCTGGTTCAACAAACAATACAAGAACTGGGTCATTAGGAATTCAATCTAATACCTTTAATATTTGGGGCGTACAGGTTGAAGCAGGCTCAGTTGCAACTGCTTTCCAAACGGCAACAGGCACACTCCAAGGAGAATTAGCCGCTTGTCAGAGGTACTATGTCCGTCTCGGTGGTGCTGCACTTTATGAAGCAGTAGCAAGCGGAGTATTTGAAAGCGCAACAGCAGCAGTCACGCTATTCCAATGCCCAGTTACATTGAGAGCAGCAGCCACATCAGTCGAATACTCGACAATTTATGTTTATGATTATGGTGCTGTCCGCACAATTTCAAATGTAACTATAAACAACAGTGGAAAAAACATTGTTAATTTAATGGCTACCGTAACAGGTGGCACTCAATACCGACCATTT